TCTTCCGTCTGCACCCCCTCTATCTCTATTATTGGTATCAGCTTCCCCGTGAAAGCATTTTCTTCAAAGGTTATATCCCCCAGAATCGCCCGTGGCTCATATTCTTCAATCTGGTCATGCAACTGCCCCACCATGATATTTTTTACTACGGGCAACGGTCTTCCTATCAACTGCCCCGGAAGCCCTAACGCCCGCAGCAAAGGGCAGGTATTTTCCCATGTGTCTATTATGATTGCTACATTCTGCAATACTTCCTGATATTCATTTTTCGGGGATAGGTCAATATTTTTTAGTAGTGTTCCGTCACCTCTGATAATATCCATCTTTATCACCTTTTCGGGTACTCTTTCAGGGTCACTTTTATGTTTGCCGCCCACAAATTCCCTTTGTTGTCGAACCTCTGAAAGTCAACCGTCCCTTTCTGCATTACCCACTTGTAACTGCCGTATACCTTGCCGCCGATTACAAGCCGTTCTGCGTATCCCTTTCGCACCATCTCCCGCAGCTTTTTTATTTCCTTTAACGGGTTTACCCCTAAAAATACAGAAAGCGTCATAGAAAATGATATGCTTTCAATCCCCGGTCCCATGTATTCTAGCAGGTCAGCTTTTATGTGCCTGTCATGCGTTGCGTAATCAGCGGAAAAATCCCAGTTCATGCCGTCAAATGTTTTTACCGTATTTTCCGACACGCTGAAAACAAGGCTCCCGAAACTTCCGATTTTTGCCATTACATCACCTTCCCTACAATGTACCCTTCCCCGTCGCCGTCAGGAATCATCAGGCACAAAACAAGGTCCCCTACTTTCGGGACCCACTCTGTTATATATGCTTCGTGGAAATGCCCTGCTTCCGTTTTTGTTTTATTCCCGGCTTTGTCCTTTTCCCCCGGAACTACTATTCTGGGTCTGACTAATATGTGAAGCTCCCCTGACACAATGCCGCCTTTATCCCCGAACTTCACCCGTGCTTTCATGGTTCCGTCATTCACGCTCTGCACGGTCCCTTTCCGTATCATGTTTTTTAGTTCGTTCATATCTGCCATTAATACCCCTCCAGAACCTGTTTTAAAGAAAGGTCTACCGTGTAGCCCCCTGTCAAGCTGTGCTTCGCCTGCGTTACCTTGTATTTTCTATCGAACTTCTGAAAGCCTTTTAATTTTACGGTCATTCCCGCTACAAATGAAACGTCGCCCACTACCTTCAAACTTGCTGTAAATTCCTGCGTGTTCTTTTCCCGCAGGCGTTTTTTTGCCAGCGTCTTCGCTTCCTCCGTGTTCCTGACTTTTTCGTTTATCTCCAGAACCTGCCCTGTCCCCGTGCTGCTGTCCGGCGTGTATGTATATTCAATGGTTTCTTTGCTGTCCGGGTCTGTATAAGAAACATGACAACTTGTGTACGCCGTATCTGTCAGGCTTGTTCCCAGTTTGTAGGATATAATATTTTTATCCCCGTATTTGAAAGTCTTTGCTGCGGGTTTTGCGTCATACTCCGCAGCGTCATATATTACAATTTTCAGCGTTGTCACTTTCAACGCCATTCCTGCGGCGTGGCATAGCTCCTGCAAAAACTTTACGTCCGACGTTTGCACCTGCTCTTTTCTTTTGAATGTCGGATTGTCGCTTGCTTCATACATCAGGGAAAGCCCGCTGTCACCCGCTATTTGTTCCCCTATTGCTTTTAACGTGATATTTTCCCACGCCCTTGACTTTTTCTCTATCCGCATTGTGGAAGTGTACGGAATAGACGTGCTTTTCACGGTTACTTTTGTGGGCGGTCCTGATACGTCGATACCGTCTATTTCAAAAGTCCCGATATTCAAAGTTGCGTCTTTCCCTGCGTCGTTCCAGTTCTGCTGGACAAGAACCGCCGTTACAAGTTTCGGCTTTGCCCCCTGCTTCACTTCCTCCACGGTTTCAACTGCTGTACTCTTTGCCGTGCCGCCTGTCGTTATCCTGAATACCTGCCCCGGATAAATCAAATTCGGGTTCGGTATGTTGTTTTCTTGTGCAATCTGCGGGTACTTTGTCCCGCTCCCTAAATACTGTGAAGCAATCGCCCACAATGTGTCACCCCGCTTCACAACATAATTTATTACTTCTTCTTTCTGAACCTCTTTCACAACCTGCTTTGTTGTTTTTATGATTGTCGGCTTTACTTCCAGCCAGTCCCCCATCAGGTTCCGTTCCCGGTCTTCATACACAATTTGAAAATCATCTGTGCTTCCGTCTTCATTGTCCGTATAACTTGCGCTCACTAAATGCAACGCTATATTCTCTGGCACGTCTACATTTTCAAATTTCAGCTTTAGCACCACCCGCCGTGCAAGTCTTTTGTCGCTCATTAGATTAACAACCCCCTTTTCCACGGCGGCAGCTCCATACTTTGTTTTTCCTCCACTTCCGGGATAGTCAGAACTACCCCGGCAGGGAAGATAAACATTGCGGCATAGTCGGCATTAGCTTTTATCAATTTGTCCGTATGAAGGACGCTGCCCATCTGCGTGTACGCTATCTGGTCCCACATATCCCCGGATATTGTTGTATATGTCTTACTCATGCCTTGACCGCCTTTCATCATCATTTCTTTTGTCCAGAAGGTCTTCTACCTCCTGCAACAAGTTTCTATTGTTTTCCTCCAGCTTCTCTTCCAAGTCGCCCGCTTTGTCGCCATCAACGTATATTGTCGGATTGCTGTTGATTGTTACGCTATTCCCGCCGCCCGTTCCTGCGCCGCTCACTACTTCTGGCGGCTTTACTTCCGGCGCATTGTTCGTGGTATTGTAGAATACCTGTGAAGCCGTCTGCCCGGCTCCTGCCGCCTGCGCCACCTGTCCGGCTGCGTTCTGTGCGCTGAATATGTCTTTTGTCTGTTGCGCCGTGTATACCGTCATTCCTGGCGCATTTGTTATCAGCTCTGGACCCTCTTCACCTGCAATGAATGTGTCCGGCGTGTTCTTTGTTCCTTTTGCAAAGGTCGGAAGTGTCGGAATGTTTATGCCCTTCCCTCCTACTCCCGGAACCCAGTCTGGAATCTTAATGCTGTTCAGTGCTGAAATAGCTCCGTTGATAACGCCTATAATTCCATTGATAACGCCCGTTGCTATGGACTTTAGCCCGTCCCACGCTCCTTGAAATACCGACTTCACGCCCTCCCAAGCTGCGCCCCAGTTCCCGGTGAAAACTCCCGTGATAAACTGTATCAGCCCTTGAAAAATCTGCGTTGCCGCCTGCACCACACTTCCAATCGTTGTGAATACTGTTTGAAATACAAAAAGCACCTGCGGCAAAACCGCCTGTACCGTTGTAAGAATCTGTGTCAAAATCGGCTGTATGATAGTCCATATTGTCTGGAAGACGGTCTGCACTACAGGCAAGACTGCTGAAAGAACCGTTGTTATTATGGTCCCTAGCTGCTGTATGCCCTGCACAATGAACGGAAGTACCGTTGATACGATAAAGTTAAAAACTTCGCTGATAATCGGTAAAACATACGTTTGAATGAATGTTATAACTTCGCTGATAATCGGCATAATGCCCGCAATAAAACTTCCTATGACCGGGATAATGCCGCCTATGAAGTCCGCTATTGCCTGAAAAATCTGCATTACCACCGGGGCTGCTGACTGTATGCCGCTGATAATTCCCGGAATGACCGTTGTAATCAGCACATTCAAAAACTGTTCGACAACCGGGACTATATGCGTTGTCACAAACCCTACAAACTCCCCTGCTGCCGCTACAACTTTCTGGAAAACGCCTGCAAAGGTATCAAATACCGCAACGCCCTTTTCCCCGAAAATCTCTTGTATCTTGTCCCTTGCCGCACCCAGATTTCCGTCTGAAAAAACGCCCTTGATTGTTTCGCCTACGCTTGTTACTACTGCAACAATTTTGTCGAATATCTCAAGCCCCTTTTCTCCGAAAATATTTCCTACTGCTTCCCGGACTTTATCAAAGTTCTTCCGTAATAGCTGTACTGCCGTAATAACCGCAGTTACCACGCCTACTACGGGCAAAATCTTTCCTGCAATCCCTCCTAACGGTCCCAGAAGCGTCGAACCAATTTTTCCCAACGGTCCTAACGCCTTTTTTATGATGTTTCCTACCGGGGCAATGAATGACCCGATTTTTCCAAAACTGGAAGCAACCACCCTTCCGATTGACCCAAGCGGGGAACGTGCGACAATGCCGCCTATTCCTGACAGTGCCTTTCCAAGTATGCCGCCGATACCGCTAAACGGTTTTGTGATGAATCCGACAACTTTTGAACCTATGCTGGAAAGCCCGATTGCCTTTATCTTGAAAAGCTCCAGAACTCTCTGTGCGTCCTTTATCCCGCTTGCTATGTTCAGGAACCCCAGTTTTGCGGTCAGCCCTGCAATTCTCATTCCTGCAAGTGCCGCCGCTACTTTTAGGACTGTTTGAACCAGCTTCGGGTTCGCCTGCGCAAATTCTGAAACTTTTATCACGACCGCAGCCACCTTGTCTGCAAGGTTCCCGACAATCGGCAGAAGGTTTTGACCCAGAACAATACCTAAATTTGCGATACTGTTCTTTGCCTTTTGCATTTTCGCTTCCGTGGTGTTTTCCATTTTCGCAAACGCTTCTTCCGTTGCGCCTGCGCTCTCAACCATTCCTTTTACAGATTCGTTGAATCCGTCCACACCGTTCGACAAAAGGGAAACTGCCGCTTTTCCTGCTTCTGCGGACCCGAACACATCAGACAGGCTTTTCCCGCTGCTTTCTGCCGCTTCCTGCATTATTCCCAGAACGTCGCCCAGGCTCTTCCCGTCTGCCATCAATTCCTCGAAGCTCTTCCCCGCTGTCTGCCGCAAAAGTTTGTCTGCTGTAGTCCCGGACTTTCCAAGCTCATTCAGCATACTATTCATGTAAGTTGTGGTTTCTGCTGCCGCAATACCTTTGCTGGTCATGATTGCATAACCAGCCCCAAGCTGCTCTAATGCCACCCCGTTTGCGTTTGCTGTCGGTATGATTTTACCCATAACGCTTGACAGTTCGCCCACGGTCACTTTACCTTTATTTTGTATCTGAATAAGCATATCCGACACGTCGCCTACTTTTGACGCTTCCATTCCGTAAGCGTTTAGAATCGTCGTCAGAACGTCCAGCGTCTGCGAACTTTCCGCAAATCCCGCTTTTGCAAGTTTAGCTGAATTGCTAACAAAGTTTACTGCGTCCCCAGTCTTCTGCCCCGCTGAAATTGCATTGTAAACATCATCTGCAATAGCTTCGGCAGCAATCCCCGTCGTGTTTGACAGCTTCATGATTTCACTTGAAAGCTGTTCAAGCGGCACTTGCTTTGTGTCTGCAATCGTCCCGACTTTCGCCATAGCGGTTTCGTATTTCTGCGCCGCCTGTACGGGTCCGGCGTATATCGCCGCCGCAACTGCGCCAACCGCCCCTATCGTTCCCATTAGCTGTGTCTTTGTAGCTGCTATATTCTCTTTTATTTTTGCCTGTTCGGAATTGATACGGCTTAAATTTTCTTGCGAACCCCGCAGCCGTTCATATGACCGTTGCAAGCGGGCGTTTGATTCTTCCAGATTGTCTGTGTCAATCCCTGCGTCCCGTAGCTCCTGCGCCATCCGTTCAAGCTGTTCTTCTTGTGAGTGTATGCTGGCAGTGGTCTGTCGTATCTGGTTTTCATTGCTTTTCAGGCGTTCGGTATTCCTTGCGACTTCGTTTTCTTCCTTCACAAGCTGCGCTGTCAGTTCTCCCGTTGCGTCGCCTGTTTCTTCGATTTTCGCCCGCAGCCTTTCAGCGTTCGTCTGGTGTTGCTGTATCTTCTGCGAAACTTTTTCATGTTCCGCTTGCAGTTTTTCCAGCTTCCCCCTCTGCTGCTCTATGGCGTTTGAAGCCTTTGTGTAGCCGTCAACCTTTGATTGCATGGAATTTACGCTTTTTATGCTGTCCTGCAACTTGCGCTGTGTTTCAATCGCACCTTTGAAAGTGCTGTTGAAATTCCCGCCCAGTGACGCTTTCAGCTTAAAAAGAAGTTCAAATTCCTTCTGTGACCCTGCCAATCGCTTCCACCTCCTATCACTTTTTATGTGTTAGGCGTTCCCGCTCCCGTGCATCTTCCCTTTCTACTTCATTCACGCTTTTAATCCAGCGGAAAAGTGCGGAAAGTGTAAGCTGCATAAAGAACGGTATAGGCGTGTTAGAAGCCCTTGCCAGTCTGTAAGCCTGTTTTCTGATAAAATTTCCGGGGCTGCTTACTTTTAATAGCCCGATTCTATTAAAAAACTTCTTGCCTGATTCTTGATTTTCATGTACTCCCCAAGAGGAAGCCGCCTGATTTCATCAGCCCCCACGCCTGCTGCACGTGCGGCAAGCATGGTCTGGAATACAGACGACACTTCCGGGGTCAGAACGTATTTGTTCTGGTCCTGCAATTCCTCTTCTATCGCTTCTACGTCTTCCCCTGTCAGCTTTTCAAAGTAGAATGTCAACGCCTTGTGCTTCTCTCCGTTAATCTCAACCGGGGCTTTGAAGGTGTGCGTGTAGTTCAGGCTGGTCTTTTTCTCTTTCTTCTTGTCTTCCATGCTGACAATCCCGGTTTTCTGCGCTTCCTTCATTTCCTCCGTGAACTCTTCCTGCTGCCCCTGTACAACCTTGTTATCTTCCATCTTTTTACCTCCTAAAAATAGGCAGATAAAAACCAGCGGACCCTTCCGCTGGCTCTCTGCCTTTCCCTTTTTTATTTGCCAAGTGCCCTTCTTACGTCGCTAAGATAATCTGTCCCGTTGATATAATAAATAAAGTTCAGCGGGTCAATTTCAATTACCTTCTTCCCGTCCAGATACAGTGCATAGTATGAAACGGCATATTCTCCGCTTGCGTCCGCTGCGGAAGCTGCCGCAAGTTTTCCAGGCGCAAACTTTTTCGGTACAACCTTCATAATGTGCTTTGCTGCAACCGTTTCAATTTTGCCTGTCTGCGTGTTCCTTACCTGTTGCGCCGCCCGCAGGTCAATATTATGTATTCTCGGTTCTGCCAGCCGGATTGCCGCTTTCGTGACCGTTCGGAAGTTCAGCGTCAGTGTCATTGCTTCGATATGTCCCAATACTACCGCTTCAACATTCCCGGCAATCCCCGCCCCTGTAATCTCTTCCGCAAGGTTCGACACTTCCGGCAGCGTCGCTTCTGACATTCCCAGATACTCGTTTGCGTCCTCATATACTCTAAAATTTATAACAAGTTCATCAATCTTCGGCATTTTTTAGCCCTCCTTCCTTATGCTGCCAGCAGGCTTGACAGATAGGAAATATCATATTCAAGCACATATTCCATAAGCCGCAAAGGTGAAGGTGGCGTAATGTAGATATGGAATTTTGCCTTTCCTGACATTAACGCTGTCAAGCTGTTTTCCTCTTCCCGCAGTTCTACACGCCCGCCCACAATCTTTTCATCTGCCGTCAGTGCCGCCAGCCAGTCATTGATACCCTGCAAGATTGCGTCTATCAGCCGCCGTGTCAATTTTCGGTCAATGTGTGACCAGTAAGAAAGCGTGACTGTTTTTGCAACCCATTTGAACATACGGGAAATGCAATAGAAATAGTCAACCGGGTCTGTATTCGCCGGGAAACAAGCCGTATAATCTCCCCAACTCACAAAACCGTTAATAAAGTTCAGCCCCGTAATAACCCCGTTGTCATTCAGGAAATTCGCTTTCTGCACGTCAAGCACGACTTCTTCACCGTTTGCCAATACCATGCTGTCAGCCTGCAAGCTCTTGTTTGAAGCACTTTCGCAGGGGGTCCCGTCGCCCAGTGAACCGTCGTTGTCCGTCCGTGCCATCAATCCTGCCTGCTGCGTCGAAAAGTTGAAAACCCTGTCACCCAGTTTCAACTTCGGGAAGCATACTAATTCATTCGGCTTCATGAAGTTCTTTGACTGCTTCCATGCCGGAACTTCTGTGTAATATGTCGCACCGCTCCCTTCTTTCGTGTCTACGTCCAGAAGTGCGTCCGCTTCAAAAAGCCCGTTGATATTTTCGCCCTTTGCTGACATTACCGCTGCCACCTCCTTGTCATGTGACCAATTCGGACACAAAATCAGGTCAGGAACAATCCTGTATTTCGGGAAGCAATCGTCAATCAGTTCAAGCCCCGTTGTCTTGTGCGTTGCTATGCTGTAACCTCCGATAATATCGGCTTTTGTCACCTTTGACGGGTCAACCTCCTTACATGATACCGTCATTTCCCCTGTCGTGTCCTCCACAAACTCAACAATGCAGGCTGTGTCATTGTAGAACACTTCAAAGTCTGTGCCTTTTTCCTTCCCTTCAATCTCTACGCTTTCCGCAAGCGTTTCAAGCGGAAGCGCAATCTGGTTTTCCGCAACTTCGTATTTCTTCCCGCTCACTTCCTTTTTGTGCTTCGACGGGTCCAGAATGTTCACGAAAAACGCCGGGGACTGCTGATATAAAACAAACTGCGTGTAGACTGCTTCTGAAAGCCCGTACCCCTCCCAGTTGTCGGAATATCCCAATGCTTTCACGGCTTCTTCATAGTCATTCGCCATGATAACGTCGTTCACCTTCCCGCCTACCATATGCGCCGGGGCAGCTCCTACCACAAACGGAATCCCCGTTGCTACGACTGTAGGACTTCCGACGCTTGTTTGCTGCTTTTTCGTGTCAATTCCATGTGTAATATCAGCCATCTTTTATTCCTCCTTTCTTTATGTATGTGCTACCCTGTCATCCTTCATGTTAATGATACCCTCATATCGCATAACCTTATGCTTGTATCCGTTAGGGTCATCCACATCCATGCATTGCGTCCTTTTAAAGCCAAGAGCTGCTATTTTCTTATCAACCTCAACTGCAAGGGCTGATGTTGATACCCTGTCCCATATGTCTATTCTGTAGCGTACATATGAGCTCTGCTCCCTGTTGTCTGTCCATTGCTGCACACGATTCTCCTCCTCCACATACTGTATGGCAGGAAGCTTTTCCCATTCCGCAGGATAGGTGTCGCCCACATTTCCTGTTATGTCCTTTATGGCGGCATATATCTCTTCCTTTTTGTTTAACATTACTATTTCACCAGCTTTCTTATTTCACTTGCCACATCCTCCGCTATCTGCTTTGTTACCTCTTCTTCACAGCTTTTAAGCGCAGGATACATATATGGCTGGGCAGGCTGACCTTTTGTATATATCCATTCGCCTGTTTCCTCATCTTTGTAACTCCAGCCCTTCTCCCTGTATGAAGGCGTTATGTTTGGAGATATGCCGTCGTGGTCTTCATTTCCCTTAGGTCCGGTGCCAAATTCCACATAGGCGGCATACTCCTTGTTTGTATATATTTTTCCGGTTACTCTGTCAGCCTTTTCCTCTACCTTTGTTACTATGCTGTTTCTAAGCTCGCCCTTATCTACCGGACATAATAATTTTGCAGCTCCCTGCACGGTATGAGCGCCTTTTGATACAGCGTTTTTAATTACCCT